AGATAATGCGTAAAAATATTTTATTTGTTCAATTGGTGTCTTTTTCACCAGTTCTGGTAAAGTATTCATATTTTTTTTTGCTAGTTTTAGACCCGTTTTATATTTTTTAACCTGTTCATTGATAAAATTAACAATCGCAGCTAGTCGTTTTTTCTGTGGGTCAGTTATATTATAATTAATTCTACTAAACACTAAATTACGCACATCACTAAAACTCATATTTGTTTTTTCATCCATATTAATATATATATTATATGCATAGAAAATAATATATATAAACTTTATCGCTTCTTTGTTTTAAATTTTCGGTCACAAACAGTCTTATCATAACTAGTCATATGCCTTTCAGTAAAATTATATTTTTTTATAAGATATTCAATATCATTTTTTAAATTATTGCATTGGTCTTTATCTATATTAAATCGTCTTGGCATCTTATGCACAATTCCTAACATTACAAATGCGTTATGAGCTTGTCCATATTTCATTGATTCTATAGTTGGTTTCGTTTTATGTCTCTCATTTCTTTTTTTTGTTTCTTTTTTTGTTTCTTTGTTAATAAAATTAATCAGTGATTGAATGCGTTGTTTTTCAGGGTCACTAGGATTGTATTTAATCTTTTTCATCCATTTTGCAAACATATTATTTTTATAATATAAATCTTTATCATTTTTATTACTCATTGTATATATTGTATATATTTTAGCAATAATAAAATTTTTTTTATAAAATATAAATATTTATATTTATATTTTATAAAAAATATTTATATTATAATATATATATATAAAAATGACTTGCGGAAATACTAGTGGTGGCAATGGTGGAAATGGTGGAAATGGAGGCGGTAAGAACTATAAAACACCAAACAGTAATGATAAATGGAGATTTTCGATTATGGGCGGTTTAATTGTATTATTGATATTTAATAATTATACATTTCAATTAACAAATAGTATTTTTGGAAATGTATTAACTAGAAGAAACTGTCCAACACTATTTGGTTATGTTTTACATACATTTGTTTATATTCTACTTGTAAGATTATCAATGGGATATTAAGTTTTACATGTATAAAATCTATAATAATAAATTGTAAAAGTAATTGTTAAATATAATTTAGCAGCGATTAAACTCATATTATAACGATTTTTTGAAGTTAATTCAATATTATTATATTCTAATAGTGGGTCAATGAATGTAAAAGTATCTCCGCATAGTTGTTTTTCTAATACTGTTAAAACACATCCTTTAAAATAATTAAACGCAATTAATAAAAATAATAAATATAATATTAACGCGCGATATAATAATTTAGAAATATAAAACATCAAAATTATCATGTAAGCTGGAGTCATAATATGCCATGCGCGAATATACATTCCTAATGTATGATTACTAATACTGCATTTATCGCATAATAATTTAAGTCTACTAGCTACTATATATTTTCTATCTTTTGCTTCTTTAAGTTCTTTTATTTTATCTTTCTCTTCTTTAACTTTCTCTTTCTCTTCTTTTATTTTATCTTTCTCTTCTTTAAGTTCTTTTATTTTATCTTTCTCTTCTTTAACTTCTTTTAATTCTTCATTTTCTTTTATTTTATCTTTAGATATTTGTTTACCAGTTTCCATTATTAATTAATTAATATTTATTAAAAATAAATATTAAACTAAATTATAAGTTTTATAATATGATGAAACAGAATAAACAAAAAATAAAACTAAAAAACAAAGAACTTAAAGAAAACAAAGAACTTAAAGAAAACAAAGAACTTAAAGAAAACAAAGAACTTAAAGAACTTAAAGAAAACAAAGAACTTAAAGAAAACAAAGAACTACCTAAATTACAGCAAGTTAAAGAAAGTTTTAAAACAAATATTTTTTTAGCGATGGCCGGAATAATGACAGTTTTTATTTTATATATAAATAAAAAGGGTTCAAGTTTTATTAAAACATTTTTCAGTTTATATTTTATAGGATTTTTTGGTTATTTTATTCATGCCATATTTCATTCGTTATGCTTTAAAGACTTATTTAATAAATATAATATTTTTACAGAAAATATACTTTTTAATAAATGCATGTTAAAAGTAGTGAGTGTTTTTGATTTTCATAGAAATATTCATCACGACACTTCTATAAATAAACAACCAATTAATATAGTATATGAGTTTATAAATAATTTTATATTTCAAGGCATAGTACCATATTTATTAATTGAGACATTAAAACGATTTGATGTTAGAGTTTGTTTTGTATGGGGACTCACATATGCGAGTGTTCACAATATAAATTATTATTATTTAAAACCAAAAACACATATGCATCATCATATAGATGAACATAAAAATTTTGGAATTGATATATTTGATATAGTTTTTGGAACAAAATATGACACTACCGAAATTGAAAACATGAATCATATGGGTTATAATTTAATAATTTGTGCTTTTATAATATTATATTTAAATAAATATATTACTAAATTACTTAATAACTTTAAATAATAAATAAGCAGAATAAAATAATATACCTCCCCAAATAGTATCTATTAAACTAATTAGCGGACTCCATTTTTTAAAGATTGCTAAATTAGTAGTTTCATATACTCCATAAATAGCAAACCCTAAGAAAAATGCTTCATACAGAGGTCTTTTTTTTAAAACAATAAAATAATATAATATAAATATTAAAAACACATAACAAAATAATGCTGGAATTAAAGCAAATTCTAAATTACTATGTTGTATATTTTTTATCATAGTAAAAAAATTATTTTTCATTAAATATAGATAAATAGCATCTAAAAATGTAAAAATAAGCGTTAATTTAACAATATCTAATAACATAATATATATAATATATTATATATTATATTATATAAAAAATATATATAATAAAATTGATATAAAAAATGATATAATAATAATGGATAATATAATAGATAATAGAATGGAGGCTAAAAGAAAACAACTGAAACAAATCCTAGAGGTATTAGAAAAATGCACTATTTCGACAAATGACTACAAGGCTTCAAAAGAACCATTCTTTTATAGTGATACTAATCAACAACCATTTCAACAATTTAATAATTTATTTGACCACTCACAAATACCAGAAGGATTAAATAGAAATATTAAAAATATATATGAAATATTGGGACATCCAAAAAAAGAAATCTATATTGATGCTTGGACTATTATGAGCTTAGATGAAGCCATAGAACGATATAATTATATTTGCGGTCAAGGACAAACCAATGTATTTGATATTGCATATAAATATGCTGGTATGGGATACATTGATGTATTAAGTTGTGATTTGACAAACCATTTATTATTTTACAGAGTGGATGGTGGGTCTAATGATTATGATAGATTAGATAATTTAAATAATTTAATTAAAAATGGGGCACAGCCGCATAATAAATTTTATTTTAGTGATTGGTTTTACACCATACTTCAAAAAAATTATTAGCGCATGGACCCCAACCACCTGGTTCTATGTAACATTTAAAAAAATTATTATTTGTTAATACAGTATCAATATAGTTTTTTTCTGTTATATCCCAATAATCATTTTCCATAATTATTAAATTAATATTATTTAATATCTCAGGCATATCCATTAAAATATAATAAAATGCTCCTTCACAATCTAATACTAATGTATCAAACTCAATATTATATTTATTTTGTAAATTAGCGAATGTAATAGTATTTACCCAAGTATAATCGTCTAATAAAGTATCACTTGGTATAGTTTGCCATTCTTTTTGAATTAATTTTCTATTTGATAACGCAGAATTTTCAATATGAAAATTAAAATTATTTAAATCCCTATTTTCTGTTAATTGTTTTGCTATATTTATATCACTTTCTAATGTTACTAAGTTATTAGAGTTTTGTAAAATAAAAGCTATAATTAGTGAGTTTCTTCCTATATTTCCACCTATTTCTAAAACTTTTTCATTTCCTGTTAAATATCTAAAAACCATTTTTTGTTCGGATAATTATTCATTAAAACTACCATACTTAATTTGTAATTTAGAATGTATATTTTTAATTATTCTATCTATATTTATACTATTCAGTGATGCAATTGTATTATTTGTTAAATTTATTTTTATGTGTCTATCAGAATCATACGTTGAAAAAATCCCATCATAATATATATATATATATTTTACTATTCCATAATATGGGTCAGTGAAAATTGTTGCTCTAGTAGATTCACTACTTGGAATATTTATAATATTATTAATTCTTAATCTATCTAAACATATATCTGTAACGTCTATAGAATTCTTCTGCGAAATTCCATAAAATATTTTCATTATATAAAATAATAAATATTTTATTTTAAAACAATGATTCTATCTACCACACAATACTTTTATTAATGATAAATATTGATATTTATCATTAATAGTTATTCCCTAAGGACAATATATAATTAAAATCGTTTAATTTTATTTTAGTGAATGATTTTACAATACTATATTAACCTCAAATATTTGATGAGGTATTAATAACACCATTATTTACATATTTTTGTAAATAATTAAAATTAGAACTGCCTCTTTTAATTCCCACAAAATATAAATCTTTTGATATATAATTGTAATATGTATCCCATACTGAAAATAGGGCATTTAATTCTAATACGTCATTTAGGTCTTTTTCTGTAAGATTTTTATGATAGTCTACCATATCTACTAAATTACCAATTGTACCGTAAGATTCATCTGGAGTGGTTCTTCTGGTTCCATGTTCCGCTCTATTAGTTGAGGCACAAGTAAAACAAAATAAACCATCTGGTTTTAATATATCATATATTTTTTTTAATGATTCTTTATATTCAGGGTCATGTTCAAAACATTCAGTTGATATAATTGTGTCAAATGTATTATTTTGAGCTGGTAAATCTTTTGTTTTACACACAATTGTTACATTACTTGCTTTTACTACATCATTTCCAATATAGTTACAGTTTTCAAATAAGAAACGATTATTTCCATTAATATCACCTGAACCAACGTCTAACACATTTTTGTTAATAAAAAAATTACTAAGTATTTTTTTAACAAACAAAGTAAAATCTCTTGCTTCTGGATGCATTATATATATAATATATATATGTATATCTTTATATATATATTTCTTTATATATAATTTTTATATATTATTAAAATATATAAATATTACCATTTATTTTTTTTAACATTAATTTTTTGTCCAGTTCTTCTCACTCCTTTAGCTGGGTCATATACTTCATCTTCATCATCTGACGCAATATTTTTAGATATTTCCCAAAATTCGCGAGACCCGAGTTTAAAATCTTTATGTGACTCTGCTTTATACCAAAATATTTGGTCTTGCAGTTTATTCGATTTAACATTATTATTAATAACTAAACATTCAAAATTTTCAGTGCATTGGTCCATTACTTGACAAAACGATTCAAAAGTTGGAAACATGCCCGCATAATTTTCATAAATTCGTCTTCTATTAGCAATATATGGTTCTCTCAATATAAATACATAATCAATATTTGTTCTTAATGTTGGCGGAATACCTAATGGATATTGCATAGTAATTATTAACATAATCTTCCAATGACGACCATTCATAAATAGCAAACGCATCATTTTATCTCTCGTCCATCTATCATCAAACAAACAATCATCTAATATCACAACTGCTCTTGGGTCTATTGTGCTTTTTTTATATACCTCCATATCTTTTTTTATTTGTTTTAGAACTGTTTTTTGTCTTTTTAATATATTCTCAATAATAAGAATATTATATTCATCATGAATAAATAATTTTGGAATATGAGTGGCGTAAAATCCGTTTCCCGCTTCTGTCCCTGAGATTACTGTCCCTATTGGAATATCTTGGTGGTAATATAATAAATCTCTAACTAAAAAAGATTTACCGGTGTCACGGCGTCCTATAAGAACAATAACCGGGCCTTTAGTTTCATCTGGTCTAAAACTGATACTTTTCATATCAAATTTTTTTAGTTGTAAAGTCATTTATAACTATTTTAGAAATAAAAATAATATTATTTACGCTAATTTTATTTTTATTTTATTTATTTTTTATTTATTTTTTATTTATTTTTTATTTATTTTTTATTTTTTATTTATTTTTTATTTAGTTTAAAAAATAAAAAAAAAGTATTTTAATAACCTAAATGAATTTTACATATAGAAAATCGCCAAACACTGATTTATTTAAAGATTTTGAGGATGCTAATTTAGTAAACGCTACACATTCGCAAAATTATACGCCATTATATAATAATTTTTTTAAATTATCTGCTACAAATTGTAATAATATAAATTTAAATCATAAATATAGTTTAAATCGTATAACTGAGAGAATAAGTGAAAATAAATATAAAGGAATCATTAAAAATAATGAAGCCAATAATGAAGCCAATAATGAAGCCAATAATGAAGCCAATAATGAAGCCAATAATGAAGCCAATAATGAAGCCAAT